GCTGTTTTCAACCTTTCATACAAATCACGGTCGGTTTTGAACAAACGTGATTGCTCTGTGAGGTTGAAAGATTCGGGCACAAATGGATTCTTGATCCCAATAACTGATTCGCCAGAGGTGCGGCCAGCAGGTGCTCCGCTGCCTTGTGGCTTGGGCTGCTTTTGCATCCATGCAGGCAAGGTCTTGGCCCATTCACTGACAGGCGTGCGCTGGTAGCCGTCAACGACAACAACCGTCCCGTCTGATTCGCGCTCAATCTGATCGCTGGTGAGCTTAGTTTTCAAGATCAAATCAGGATCATGAACAACGTCAGCAAGGGCGCTAATCGCAGGCGTGATCAGTTCAAGCTCTCTCACACGAGCTTCTAACTCTGAGATGCGCTTGTCTTTTTCCGCCGACGCCTCACGGAACTGCTGCTCCAAAGCTTGGCGAGCTTCCCCGTATTTGCCTTGTTGCTCCAGATCTGCTTGAACCGCCTTTTGCTTGAAGTCCAATAACTCTTGAACATCAACGCCCTCGGGAATGGCTTTGGCTTGAGCTTTTGCTTTTTTGTACTCATCAATCAATTCAGCGTTTTTACGCCGCATCGCTTCGAGTTCTGCTTGCAGTTTGCTGGTGTCAACAGATTGCTCCACAGGAGCAGTTTGTTCTTCAGACATGAATTAGCCACAGGCTAAATTGCATCACCACTTTACTTTGTCTGCCCAATATGCGGCAGATGTTTTTCCCTTCGCGATGTTCTTTGCGTGGCGGGCCTTGAAGGATGCACGCTTTGCCTTGTCGGATGCTGATTCGTTTTTGCGCGGTGGCTTGGTTTTAGCGCCTTGCATCCCGAAACGTATAAGCTTCGGGCTGCCTTTAACGTTGACAACAACAGCGTGCGACTTGCCGCTTGAATGGCTTGGCGTGCGGATTGGCTTGTCATAGCCCTCGAACATGTGGCCACCTCGCTTGATTTTCACTTTCCCTTCGGCGCTGCTTTCAATTGTGAGCGACGCTTGAGAACAGGGTTGCCGGTGCTTTCTGATTTGACCCGAACAATCGGATCCTTGTCAGTCCCAACCCTGGTGATGGTGCCGCCAGATGGTCCCTTGACTGAGGCACGCTTACCGCCGCTGCCGGTGACAACGCCAAAGGTTCGCTTGCCTTGATAGACCCAGCTAACGCGAGAACCCTTCTTCACTTTTTCTTGCCTCCTTTTTTCTTCTTCTTAGGCGCGGCCATTTGTGGCTTTTTGGGTCCGTAGTTCTTGCCGGGCATCAGCCTTCCTCTTTTGCTTGCTTTTTGTCAGCCTGGGCCTTTGTAGGCTTCTTCGGAGGGCAAGACGCTGGTGCTGCCTCTTCCCCTTGAACCGTGAGTTTGAATTTACTGTGCAGCTTTGACATCGGGATACCGTTCTCTTAGCTGCTTCAAGGTTAGCTCTGACCCGTCTTGAGAGACGAACTTCCTAATGGCCTTAGTTGGGCCAACCTTTTTGACAAGGCTTTCAAAGTAAGGAACTTTTGATGCGCCCAGCACGTCATCCTTTACGGCCTTGGATTGATTCTCAAGCCATTGCCCATAGGTTTGATCTGATGGTACTAACCCATTACGGCTGCTCCGTTTGCTTGGCGGTGGCGGATCAAAACCCAAACCCTTGTAATCAACAATTGGCACGGTTGTCGATCTGCAATTGAAATGCTGCGGCGGCGTTGGCCCTTTGCCGTAAACAAACTCTTTGCCGTCTAAGGACCTACAAATAGGCGAAGTCCTGCTGTCCAACGTGGCCACATATCGATACTTTTTAGTTACATCTTGATTGGCCTCGTACACCTGTTGGCTTGAAGCGTTAGCCACCTGATTGATGCTGGTCCGCATCAAAGCCATCACCTGATGATTGGCCACGGCTGTGACTTCGCCACCGGCTTGAGCCATCTGACGCAAACTCATCGCTGGCTGGCCAAACCGTAAGCGACCTTTTAAACGACGCGCCAATTTATCCGTTGATTCACCCGTCAATAATCCATTTCTGACCGTCATGCTGAACAAGTCAGCTTGAGATTCAGCCAAACCTCTAAATGACTTTTCAAGCACCTTGCCATTTGGCAACGTAATAACTGAGCCCTGCGCTGCCGTCAGACGAAACGTTTGAGGAGCCCCCGTAACCGCAGCTTGAAGATCGTCACTTAACGTAACAACGTTCAGAGCCGTTGGGTCAACAGTTGCCACCGCTTGAGCAAACTGCGGGCTGATCTGCACGCTTCTAATCTGATTCGCCAGCTCAACAGGCAATGCCTTAGCCAGCTCACTGGTCACAAACTCGCTTTGCAATACAGCCAACCCTTGCAGCTCTTCAACCGCAAGCAACGTGCTGGCCTCTGCCCAGTTATCAAGTGACCCCTTCAGTTGCGCAAGGATCGCCCGAAGCCGTGCAGCTTTGACAGGCGCTGCAAGCTCATCAATCCCACGGAGCTGATCAACAGCATCCAAAATAAGATCGTTATATGTAATGGCAATTCTTTTTGCCACGCTGTTGCTAAAGCGGTTGAGATCGATGGCATTCCGATACAGCTCCGCAGGTGTTGTCATGGCTCTTCAATTCCTACAGCTTCGGGAGGTTCGGCGCAAATGATTGAGACATCTGCGCCACCTCTTAAGGCTTCCCCTACAAGCTGACCAAACTCAGGAATAACGTCTTCATCGTCTTCCCTTAACTGCGACTCAACAACACCAATCGGCATTCCCTTTTCATGCCAAGTCACGCGGATGACAGCAAATAGATCACCCTTTAATGGTGTCTGCGCGTAGTAGAGGATCTGTTGCCTTGATTCAGGCTCAGGCTCTGGCTGCTTTCGTGCGGGTCTGTTCCAAAACATCAGCTAGGGATCTCAGGTTGATCTTCAGGCTCGGCTGACTCTTCAGGCATTGCCGGATTAGCCGCAGGCGTTGGCTGATCCATCTCAATCAAGCCGCCAACCTGTGTTGCCTCTAGCTCTTCCTCAACGTCGAACTCATCGCCAAGAACCTCGCCAGCTTCTAACTGGTTTAACAGCGTGCTTTGAGTGATAGTTCCTGCCGTGTAGAGCTGCAACAGTGATTGAATCTCTGTTGGCTCCAAACGTGCGGCCAAGAAATCACGGTTAACAAAACTGCTGCCAGCTTGTGGCTCTTGCAGATAGGCCGCATGAAACCGCAGGCAATTGTCGATCATGTCCTGCATCTGCTGGGCGATGACCATCATTGTGGAATCGCCTTGACTGCGGTCGATGCGCTTGGCCTCAGCTGTTTCTGCCGATAGCTTTTGACCCAGGACAGCAGCGAGCCCTAGCTCGTTGATCTGCGCTGCAATCTGCTCAAGCCGCTGAAACTGCGCGTCGTAGCTTCTGCCGCTTGGCTCGATATATTCAGCGCGGCCTTCCGCTGGAAATGCAATCGCCTCCCCAGGCCCGGCGCTTACCTCTTCCGAGGATTGCGGGAACCCATAAAACGCAAGCAAAGGAACAGCACTTAAGTGCAGCTGATTGTCGAGATCAGATTGGACCTGATAAGCCTTCAGATTTAGCTCTGCAATGTCGGCCATTGGTGGCCGCGACTCCATCACGTTGACGCGGTTGGAATAAGCAACAGAGAACGGGATCTCATCAAGACTGGTTGTGCCTTCGTCAATGACGCGGAAATCACCTTTGTCGTCTTTTTGGTGAACCTCAAACGCGCCTGGGGTTAAAACACGAACCTGCTCGATTTCTTTCTCGCCGTAGTCTCCATCAGGAACAACGGTCTTTTCCATCAGACGAAGCTGAATCAGTTTTTGCTGCCCATCGGTCAACTCTGTGCGCCATCCCAAGATGTCGCGAGGCGTATAAGTCGCCCAGTATGGCCGCCCGTTAGACCCGGCCTGAGGAGCATCGACAAGAACGCCAACGTGGCCGTAGCGAATGCACTTCCTGGCTGTGTCATAGGTCCAGACGTTTAGATCGTTGCCTTGAAGGTCAACGTCAAAAAGTTGCTCTGTAATCAGGTCGCTTACGTCTGTCAACCTGACGGGCTTACGGGTCAACATGCCCGCCAGCATCCGCTCAAGGCGAACGTAGTAAGGCGCCAGTGTTGAACGGATCAACCTGTTGTCGTATGACTCATCAAGCTCTCTAGGTTCTTGCGGCAAATATTTTCGATGCTTCTTCCTGATGCCGTAGGTGCCTTGCAAAAGAGCTTCAATCAGCTCCCAGTGAGGCTCCATGTTTACCCAAGCCGTGTTCGGGTCGTTGACGCGAGTAACGCTTCCAACCCGCTGCCTGCCACCCGAAAAACCTGAATACACGTTAAAACCCCGCCTAATCCCTTCAGTTTAGTAAAGCCTAATGCCAGTGCCTCGACCAGCACGCGTATAAAGAGGATTAAATTCGCGCCACACTAAATAACCAAGGCCATCATTCATGTGGTCATAACCAGCGTCTTTGTCTGGATCGCCTTTCTCTGTATAACTTTGCAGCTCTAAGCATTCAATCGTTCGTTTGCAGTTGGCCGCGACTTGAAGTCTTACTTCGCCTTTCCCATTTTCCAGCAAAGCTTGTACAGCAGCCACCCGATCACGGACGGGAGGGTTTGACCTTGGCGACTGATTGGTAAAGCCATAGGACTCCAAGATTTGAATATCGGTTTGGCTGGCGTTCGTGCTGCGGTTACCGCCTGATGCGTCAGGGTAGGCATAGATGCGACGGTCGGGAAAACGTCGTCGTATTTCTTGAGCCAGTGCGTCAGTGTCATGGGCACCGCTGACCTCATCGATCAGCAATAGTTGGTTGCCAAGACGGACAGCGATAACGGCTGACATATTTCCAATATTGAAGTCAACGCCTATGCGGAGGGGTTCATCTTCAACGTTGGGAATATCTGTGATTACGTGCTTTGCTCGGTCGAAGCGGTCGTAGACCTGACCGGTTGTGAGATTGCAGAACTGGCCTTCTAGATAAGCCTGCAACAAGCTTGGATCGTAGTTGGCTTGCAGCCGCTCGATGAAGTCTTGGGGCAGATGTGGATTGTCTGCCGTTCTCATTCTAATTAGGCGCCGATCAGGACGCTGCTTTGCCTCTTCTGTGCCAAAGGTGTTCCACATCCAGCGAAAGCCCTCAGGCGTTGAGGCAGCAGCAAACTGCCGCACGTTGCCAGCACGAAGGCGACCAAGGATCTTAGGGAATGCCTTGTTTGCTATTGATGGCGGCACTGTGTCGATCTCATCCGCAAGACACCAGGCCGCGTTAATGCCAATGCAGCGTGTCCAGTTCTCAAAACTGCGGCAAAGGATCTTTGTATCTCCGCCCGGCAGATGTAAGACGTATTCAGCCAAGGGAGACGCTCTGAAGCTGTAGGGGATGTCGTATGCCTCTAAGAAATCGTCAAAATCGTTTTGCCAAATGTCACGAATCAATGGGCCGGTTGGCTCCATGACGATTCCAATAAAGCCTTGATTTGCAATAGCCAAGGCAACTGCTTTACTGGCAAGGCTTCTGGTTTTTCCGGCACCGTAGCCCGCAGAAAGACCGATTATTTCTGTTGTTTGATCTTCTACAAAAGCAAGCTGACCAGGATGTAGGTCAGCTTTGATTCTGCTGAGGATGTCAACCGTTGTTTTCTGATCCGGCGGTTGAGCAAAGGCCAGAAGCTTGGTCGGTTCACAAAGACCTGTAAGCAATGACATCAGTTGAGGTCAAAGCGCAAGAGCTTGGCTTGTGTCTCTAAAGCCTTGATTGCAACTTGCAGATTCTCCTCACGGCCTGCCTTCTGTTCATATTTAACAAGGCGTGCAATTGCAGCAGCTAACCATTCAGACCGTTCAATCTCTGAATCTTGTTGAATCAACTCGCGAGCGCGTTGCGTGTAGATGTCTGCGGTTCTTACGCTGACGCCCCACTCCTCGGCGGCGTATTGCAAAATTTCAAAGCGTGAATATGACTTAATCAACAAGCCATAGACCGTTTTGACCCGATCAGTCATCTCGGCATTTGTTGATTTCTTGTAGTCCTTCTTACCCATGCTGTGAGGTTAGCAAAGGTTATAGGGGTGTTTCGCCTTGGGATAGGAGCCAAGCGCGTTGGAGCTGATGTATTTTACGGACGACGAAGAGGTGAGAGGGGCAAAAGCCCTCAATCGTCCCAATGCGGATTCTGAGCGATCCATCGGGTTCTATCGAGATTTTGGCATTGGGAATAGAGCTTGGCGATCCTGCGTTCATGGAGTTTGAAGGCTCTAAGGTCGTTAGCATTTTGGAGCAGGCGGAGCTTGGTGTCGAGAGATTTCATAGGTCTTGAGTTGGCATTGGGTATAGATAGGTCTTGAGTTGTGCTTCCTTGAGGGCTTCAAGGTCAACACCCTTAGCTATCAAAACAGCCTCGTAAAACTTGGTGAGAGCAGGTCGTGGCTTGCCGTTGCCTTTTGCCGGGATAACGTATCCGCAAGCTTCAGCTGCCTGCGATGCAGGCACATCGCCAAGTTTTTTAACTTTGTCAAGGAGGCTTTGGCCCGTAAGTTTTTGCATTTGCTTAGTGTCGAGGTAAATGTTTAAAAAGTGTGATGCCGGGAGATGGATCGCGCCACTAACGCGCCCTGCTTTCCCTTTGTCACCTGTTCAAGGTTTTGTATAGCTTTCAGCCGGATGGGGTTCGGCGTCGGGCTTCCCGGCAAGTGATCAAAAGGGACAGGTTTCGATTGTGTAGGCCAGGCCATCAAGGATGGCGTCATCGGTTAGCTCTTTAAGTTCGTCTTGGTTTAGAGCCCATTCTTGCCAAGCTTCTGTGATGACAAAGAAGGTTGGTTTAACGGTTGGGACTGGTTGAGCGTCTTCTATGCGTTGAAGAGCTTCGTAAGTGCGTAGTGAGGCTTCGTGAAAATCCATTGTTTTTAAGCGGTGCCCTCTCAGGCTTGAGTTAATGGTAGACCATTGGCCAGGATTTGGCAAGCACTTGGTCAGATCACCGTTCGCGTTTGACTGTTGGGGTCAGAATCGTCCAAAGTATGAGCTTCAGGCCCAAAGCCTTTGCGTTTAATCTCCTCCATATCGAGAGGCAACGGAACTAACGCCTTAGGCGCCTCCAAGCCGTCCAAGAACGCATCAATAGCCTCACGGGTTGGCGTTCCCTTGGGCCACTTGATCCAACGCATCATCTCCCTGCGGTCATAGAACAGGCGAGAGGTGTGAGGCTTCCATGCGACGAAGTACGGGCTGGGCCCCTCCCTGACGATGTGCTGCTCAATAAGCAAGGCTCCAG